CAACGAATAAACCAAAAAAAGCATAAGTAATAACAGGCCTGACACTACCTCGTAATGCGTTGACAAAGCCCCCAGCATCGATGGCATCATGTTTATATAATCCTTCGGTTTCTTTTATTTCTGCTTGCTTGTCGATGATGTTAAGCTTTAGCTCATTGCGCTTAGTCATCAAATCCATTTCAACTTGCATACGCTCTAAGTTGTGTTTGTGATCCTGGCTGGCTTTGAAATAGTTAAGCACCTCTGGCAGAAACGATGTGCCAAAGCCCAGCAGACTTCCTAACAATGTCATCATTGTTCAGTCTCCATTTGCATTGTTGATTTTTTATTGTCAGCTTTTGCGCTGTATGCATTGAAGCCCATAAAAGCGGCAACGACACCTGATGCGGCAATAACATACACACTTGCTATATCTGTAATAAGACTTGCAGCCTTGTCGAAACCAAGCACAGAAGCCAGTAAAATAATAAACGGATAGATCAACATTCCAGCTAATGCGAAACCAGTAAACCGTCTTTCTGCGTTTCTTTTCAGATCTCTATCGATCATTTCTAATCTACGATCTTCTAGAGCAAGCTTGTTCCATTCACTTGGCTCGATTACTCCGTTTCCGTTTGTGTCTGCTTTTTTGAATTCGTTCATTTATTCTCCTTGCAGTATGCAATGCTATGGAACGTTCACGAGTGATAACGATCACTTTGCCATCCTGGTCATACAAGATGAAACGACCTTTCCACTCACGTAAAATCAACGCTCTATTTTTATACACACCACTTTAGAATTTGCGTTTGTTACCAATACTTTGGCTTGCGCTTTTGAAGCTTTACATGCCTCTTCTGAGCTGTAACTGCCAACATGGAAATGATCGAACTGCCCAGACACCAGCTGGAGCCACAACAATACCCACATTACCAGCGACCCTGTTGCTTGCCCAAGAAATAAAAAAACAAAAAAAGCAAGCCGCCACTTATAACAAAAATTACAGCTCCGATTGCAAAATTAATGACAGCATCTACTTGAGCTTGCTTGCGGTATATCTCGTCTTTTCGTTGCTTACGCATTTGTGCCTCGATGGCGAGCACCTCATCCCATTTTTTCGGGCCGTAGTGCCAAGATATGTAATCTTTTAGCTCGCTCCTCATTCGAGCGAGTTCTTCTTTTTTTGACCATATAAGGATAGCTTGCTCTTCATCAGATCCCTTAAAAGTCTTTTGCCACATCGGTGGATTTTTTTGACGCTCCTCTAAGTGATTTAAATCTGCACATGCTTTTCCCCAGGTTGCCAAAGACTGACCCATGTCGCTTAGATCCTTGGCTGTATCTAGACCAGCACGCAAAGTTTTGTACGCGCCAGCAGCGAGCATTGTAATACTAACAGGATCCATGTGAGTGTGCCTTGGTGAACTAGCCTAAGAAGTTCATACGTAATAAGAGCAGTAAGCTTGCTCCAGTGATTGCGATTAGTATCATCTCTAAACGCTTAATCCTCTGCTGCAAGTCTTTTACTGTAAGCGTAATAGTAGTCTTAATTTCGACAACATCTTTCTCGACTTGATCGATACGCGAATGTGCTTGAGAAAGTGTACGTGTTCGTTTGTCCATGCTCTATCCTTACGGTGCTATAGGCCAGTCTTCGTCAGCGAGGTTCGGCCATTCATCTAGATCTGTAATGTTGCGGAGTTCGGATCTATAAACCGCCCACTGTGTTTTAACATCGTTAGCCAACGGACTGTCATTTACTTGCGTCCAATCAGTATCAGCTAGAAGCTTGTTACGTGTAACTCTGTGACCTTCGGCTACTCTTGCATCTAGCGTAGCTTGATACGCAGCCTCATGTTCTGCCTTTGTGGTTTTCTTACCATCTTCATCTGTGGTATCAGCAAACATATCCTTTGCTACATACTTCTCTACCCAGTTCCCGTTGCTGTCTTGCTCAACACCATCCCTCGCGCTGTACTGGTATGCGCCAAGTGTAGCGGCTGGGCTTGCGAGTACTGGGTCTATGTTCATACTGTCACAAACGTTAGCGCCCCAGACACGAGGCAATGCCATTTGCGGAAATGCTGCTCTCCATTGCCCTTGCGATTTAACTTCGCCTGTTGTTCTTTCACGATATTCTGACATCAGTTGATACTCCTTTCGTCAGTTGATTTATGCGATTGCGTAGAAGAGGTATGTACCATTTAATTGATTTACAAATGAGTCAGAAGTTGCTAACTGAAAACCTGAATTGTGTGGGTTGATAACTTGTCCTGTTGTTTCTGAGGCAGTTGTACTTAACTCAAGAGTTTTGTCATCACCTGCCGTTATTCCTCTTACTGTATCGTAAACACTCCAATCTGATGTTTGGTCTATACGTTTAATTAAAACAAACCTAGCACCACTACTAAATCCACAGTCTACAATTGGGCCTGTTGCACTGCCGTTTCCAGTATATGTTCCTATTTTAGATACACCTGCTGCAGTAGCGAAAAGGATAGCTATAAAAGTTTCTCCACTACCATTTACATCATTGTCATCGCCAAGTGTAAAAACAGATGAAGTTGGAGAAGTGTCATTCCAATAAGCAAGAAAGTCTCCTGTCTTCCTATCATCGTTTAATACTAATCTGTCTGTATTATCCCCATAGTACACACCCCAATTAACTGCACCACTTGTTCGTTTTATCCACATCATTTCAGGTGGAACGCCAAGATTATGAGCTACAGTTCTTACGCTTCCTGTCCCTGCATAAATAACTACGTCACAAAACGATGGAGCACGTTTCCAGTTCCAATTTATAAAAGTACTATCAATTCCTGTCCATGTATACCAACCATTTTGAAAATCCCAATCAACATAAGAATTAGAAGATGCGCCAACATCTGAATATAGTCGTATTCGGTTTTCTCCTAAAAGCCTAGCACTTGTAACATCTTGGGCAGTACCAGTTATTTTTTTAGATATTCCAAAATCAACTACATGACTTGTTTTAATAGAAGGTGTGCCAGACCCATCGCCAAGCACAGGTGTAAAAACCTTAGTCGCATCATCTGGTACAGCTAGTGGGCCACGTCTGATTGCCATGTAGATGAAAGTCTCACCAGAACCATAGTTGATCTCAAAGCCTGTTGGCGTAATCTTTGTGGTAGTACCAGTTGTCGCCTCTGCTGAATTTAAATTCGCTTGTAAAAAATGTAAACCAGAGAAGTCTGCTAATAGTCCACGCATAGTGTCAAACAAGTACCAATTATCTGAATTAGTGGCTGATTTTATAAGTAAAAACTGCGGCTCAAATCCTAGATTAATAGTTGCCGGTGCTGCCCCAGTAAACGAACCACACTTGATAATATCTTGGTCACCATCAGGGCCGAACCCACCGTCAGAATTGTTGTGTGCAAATAGGTAGGCTACGAAGGTTGCTCCATTAATATTAGTGTAAGTACCATATCCATCTATGTATTCGGGTCTAAAGTCAGTTGCAGTAAAACCACTCGACAAACCACTACTCTTTGTACCTATAATGCCAGTGCTGTTAAAACCAAAAGTACTACTAGATTGCCTATAACCTCTATCTCCATCAGAGTACAAAGGACTCATAAGCCAAGGGCCAGCGGCATCTGTTCTTTTCATCACAATATGCCCAGGCACTGCGCCTAAATTATGATTTACTCGTTGTGAACCACTTCCGTTTGAAGTCCACGTCACAACATCAAAAAACTTAGGGGCTTTCCGAAATGTCCAAGAGACCATATCATAAGTGTTAAGATTATAATTATCTGCCGTACCAATTGTAAAACCATCAGAATTAAAAGCTGTTAAACCTTGTGCCTCTGTTCCCTCTGCTGCGTCAGCCTGACTTTCAAGTTTTTTTGTTACGCCTCTTTCAGTATCCACTAAACGATGAGCAAAACCTGCTTCTCTCATTTTAAACCAAACTAAACCACCCTCACTGCTGAGGTCAATTCCGTTAGTAATACTACGTGCAGTGCCATTGCCTTCCCATAAATTAGTGCTGAACACCTCGTCTACATCAAGACCAGCGCCTCCACCTTGACCAGCCGCTGCCTTTAATAATTTAGTTGAAATGTTCATTACTTAATATCCTGACCAGCCACCAACAGATTGTAGATTGTGCCACCGTCTGTGGTAAAAATCACAAACGTATCAATCGCATTTGCGGTAGCCGTGAGCGTAGGAGCAGCACCACCCACAAAGTCTACAGTACCGGGAAAAGTCACAGTGTAACCTGATCCAGACGCATCCTGTTTTATCTTCAGTACAAAGCTTGATACCTTTCCGCTAGCCGCTGGATTGCTAAACGTATAAGTTACATTCTCAGTTAGCGTGTGCTCAAACACATTGCCATCACGTAGGTTTAGCGTAGCCGCATTAGAGCTAGATGTAACAGAAGTACTTTCCTCGATTGTGCCATTGTCAAAACCAACCACGCCGTTGGCATCAGTTGTTACGAAAGCACTTGCGTTTGTAGTGCCAAGAGCATTGGGTAGCTTCACAGTATAGCTTGCTGATGCGCTATGCGGTGCAGACTGTATTGTAATGCCGTGGCTGTTGTTTTCACAATTAAGAACAATTGAGCCTTGGTTTGTATTACCCTTGACAACAACGCGACCAGTACCATTAGGCGCTAGCTCTAAATCTGCGTTAGAAGTTGTAATAATATCCTGACCGTTCATATCAAGGTTACCACCTAGTTGCGGTGAGGTATCGCTTGATACGTCAGCTATGCCTGGTGATATGCCAACCCAAGCAGATCCGTTGTAGTATTTTAACAAGTTGCTAGAGCTGTTATATGCTAGATCACCCTCGTCTAGTGAACTAGTCGGATCTGAGCTACCAACGCGATAGCGTTCTGCAAAACTATTTACACCAGATATATTGGTAGCGACTGTCGTAATATTGCTGTTAGCTCCGGCAACGGTTGTAACATTGGCAGATATACCAGCAACTGTTGATATGTTTGCAGATATACCAGCGACTGTGTTTACGTTGCTTATTGCACCAGCCACAGTGTTTACATTTGATATACCACCAGCAACAGCACCAATATCAGTACCATCTGCCGCAACAGTTGTTACATCACTTGCAATGCCAGCGACTGTTGTAACATTACTTGCTACACCAGCAACTGTATTTATGTTTGATGAATTAGCTGCAACTGCGTTAATGTTTGTTTGGTTTGATGCAGCAACAGTAATGGTTATAAACGCAGAACCATTAAAAACTTTCATCTCACCATCTGTCGTATTAAAGTATAGCGCTCCTGTTATTAGTGCATCACCGTCATTGTCAGTTGATGGGTCACTGGACTTAGCACCTAAGTACCTATCGTCAAGATTGTCAAAACTTGCAGCTGCATTTGTGGCTGACGTTGCAGCCTCACTAGCCTTTGTCGTTGCCGTCGTTGCGCTTGTTGCTGCCTCGCTTGCCTTTGTCGTTGCGGTAGTTGCAGACGCAGCCGCAGCAGTTGCGGATGTTGTTGCAGATGCAGCATCCACTAACAAATCCCATTTTGCACTGTCAGTGTTTGTTGTAAGAGGCTGTGAACCAGAGCTGGTATGCGCTGTGTTCGCTATAAAGATATTGTTTGTGCTTGTATCTTTTACAATGTCTCGCACCACGTAGCTCGTAGATGCACCCCAGTTCCCTTTAAATATACCAATCGCTTGCGTAATGCTGACGTTACCAGAACCATCAAAAGCAAAGATTTTGTTTGCTCGATCTGTTGCAGAGATCGTAAACTCAGAACCAGTTAGTGTGTTTGTACGTGATGCCTTAATCGCACGACTAAGTTCCTCTTCGTGCTTTTGTGTCATAAACACAACTTTGTCTAACGCCTCTTCTAGGCTTTCTGCCGGGAAGGGATCATTGGCAACGAGGTCTAGACCTTGTGTCAGTGGTTGCTCACGTATGATAACAACAGTTACTCCACTTGCCGGAGCAGTACCAAACACGACATTACCACCAGAGGCAGAGCCTACCCCCGACACTGTGTAGTGTGTCGTTATGGTTTGTGTTGTTTCAGTACCATCTGCTGCCCTGAGAATGACAGTAAGATCGTCTTGATCAAAAATCTTAAACGTGTATGCAAACGTTGTAAGTGAGCCATTACCAGAATAACTGACTTTGTTTGTGCTGCTAGATACTGTCATCTATTTTCTCGCTTTCGTCTTTCTTGATCTTTTAGTCGTTGCATTTGAACGTCCTCATAAGCTTGCTTTAAATTTGCAAATCTCAAGTTGCCCTCGCTGTCAGTTTCTTGAAAAAGATCTTGTATTGATGCGTCATAAAACATCGTTTGTAATTTTCTTATTTTGTCTATTTTTCCAGCGTTGCTTAATGATGCGTAGCCGCTAGAAAAATCTGTTAGGTTTGCCCCTTCAGCTGTTTTTACTTCGCCAGTTGTCAGCATTGTTAATGCTTCACGAAAGCTTAAGAACGAATTGCCTAGCATTGGAACTGGCATTCGTTTGTCGTTTTTTGCTATGCGTGTCCAATCAGATTGCGCTCCAAACGTCAGCGGTATGCCAGCTAAATCCTCTTTATTTGACAGAGGCCATTTACCTGTTTCACCATAAAGCAATACCAGCTCTTCTTCTGACGCAGACATTTCTTGTCCTGGCTCTATTCGTATACCAAGTATTCTATTTCTAATTGCAGCAATTGGATTGTTAGCAATAGACAAAGAAGCTGACTGTATAGGCTGACCTAGAGTGTCATAAAGAACTGCGTTGGTATCGTACTGGTTAGCAAACGCACTATCCATATCTGAGTATGAATAGATTGATGATAATAATTTATCTAACGTTGAATCTTTAACAGTGCCAATTTTATCTACATCTTTGGGGTCACCTTCTGGGGTAGTACCATAAATATAATTACCATCTTTATCTTTTCTGTAACGTTCTTCTTTTGTGTAATATTCAACATCTTGCCGTGGCTTTACTACATTTGGATCGCCACCAAACAAACCTAAATCATACAATCCACGCTGCAAACCACTGAGTGGATTTGGCACAAAACCTGGATAGGCTGCGCTTTGCGGATATGATCTTATTAAATTTTCTAAACCTTCGCCTCGCATTGTATCTGCAATGTCAGCAATACCTTTAAGCATTGGCAGCTCAGACATATAGTCAGCCGCTGCACCAGAAATAATAGCAGCATGGTTCATTAATATTTTTGCGTTGTTTTCGCCAGGTGGCAGTTCTGATGCTTTTTGTGCGTAGTCAGCTGACAAGCCAAGAATAGCGCCTATCGGCTCAAACCCACCGTATGGAATATAAATAAGTTCTCCGTTTGGCCTACCGTACTGATCATACAGCGGCATATCTTTTGGAAACCCTTCGCCTCTTATAACAAAACTGTATGGTTGCCAGCCTGGTGGCAATGCTTCTCTAGCTGCTTTGTTACGTGGCCTAGATCCTGTTATTCTTCCCTCAACTGCTTGCTGAGAAAAGTAATACATAACTGCTGAACTCATTGTTGCACGACCAGCCGCTAACTGTCTTTCTCTTGCAGACTTACCACCCCCAGCAAACTCTGGTGCTAGTGTTTTGTAAAAACCAAACGGTGAGTTTTCGAGCACACGAAACATTGAGTTAGTTGGCGCTGTTGCAAACGGCAAAACAAACCGACCAAGAAAATTATTTTGTATTGCACCAGTGAGCTTGCCTAGTTTGCCCAGGTCAGATTGCATTGTATCGTACAATGCTCTTTCTTCTATAACCTCATCGACTGCTTTTGGATCGAGCAACAACATGCCAGCTTCTGCAAGCGCTTCTTCATCTGTTTTGCCTTGCATGATAAGATCGCCATATCTGCGACTTACAGCTGTGTAGAGCTCGCCTCTTGATGACATAACCTTAAAAAATTCGTCAGCGCCTAATAGCAACCGAAACGGCAACCGCACACCTTTGCCAGCATACGATAATGATTTTGCAAAAAACGTTTCTTCTACCTGACCAACAGGATTATAAATTTCTAAATCATATCGGTTTTTACCACCGCTTGGCATTTCCGTTCTGAACGCTAATGCACCAGCGCTAAAAGCATCACCAAAACTGTCGTACCATCCTTTTATGCGTAATAATGCATCACGCATATACACTTGATCTGGATCAACCGTAATACCGCGAATAGCAGCTTGCTTTCTAAATGCAGCACCAAACGCACCAGCTAAGAGCTCAGACGGTATTTGATACAACATGTATGAGCCAGTACCTAAAATGTTTTTTAACTGCGTTGCTGGGTTTGACAGCAAGCCTGTCATGTATGCCTGGTGGATGACTTCTTTTGTTTTTGCGTAGTAAGCTTTTAACGAAAACCTATTGATACCACCTATCGGATCTTCGCTTTCAGCAAGCAAACCAAAACGCTCTACAAGCTCAAGCGCTGTTTCTTTACCGCCACTTTCTTGCAGTATGCGCTCTGCATTCGTTGCTAAGAATTTAGCACTGTCTTCACTGCCTACCTCTACATTAAATATGTTAAGTGTGCGAGCTGCTTCTGTTTGGTTGCCTTTTGTTTGTAGTTGAATACCAGCTTGTAATGTAAGCAATCTGCGAAACTCAAACAAATCTTGAGCTGACACCTCAACGTCATTCGCCATATCTGCTTTTATCTTTTTATAAATATCGAGCATTCGCTCAGTGTTAAGTACAAGCAGTTGTCTAGCGGCTAATGTTTTTGCTGCATTAAAAGAGCCATCACCAATTTTTCTAGATAACAATTCTTTGGTAAAACCAAGCTCGTCTTCTGCTAATATTTTTGCTGCGTCTGTTATTGTTTCGTTTTGCGTAATAACACCGCGTTTAACTAAATCTATTTCATCGGCAAAATCTTCTGATAAGACTTCTATTGCCTGGTGTACATCTTCGCCTGTTAGCATTCTAGCAGTGTTAAAATCACCACCGTTTTTTATGCCCTTAATATCTGCCTTCATTGCCTCTAGACGTTCTAAAACTGACTTCGTTCTATCGCCATCGAGCAAGTTGTCAGGCCGTACACCAGCATTCTTTTGCTGTTTTGTAATTACAGTCTTTGCTTTTGCTTTTACAGTTTCCGCTACTTTTTCTGCGTTAGCAGCTTCTTCTGTGGCGAACTGTTTTGCTTCTTCTAACAGCTTTTCATCTGGCACTGGAAATGCCGAATACCCACGCTTTTTAAATTCTGCTAATGACTCTGGATCCTCCAGCACCTGAGGAGCTACTTGCCTTTGCACTCTTTTGTAAGAATAGAGAGGGCTTGATGCTTCTGCTAACGGAACTGTCGCTGGTTCTGGTGGACGCCCTACTGGTACGTCCGTTATGTTTTTTTGTGCAGCATCTGGATTAACAGGCTGCTCTGGAATTTTTACTGGATTAGGTAGTTTATTAAAAAGTTTATTTAATTTGCCAATAGCAGCAACTTGTTGGTTTTGCGCTGGATCCGTAGCAAACTCTGTAGGCGAGCCAGCAGCATCAATTTCTGCACGTTGTGTTTGCTCTTCAGCTAAGTCTTGTGGATTTACTGCCATGATGCCTCACGCAAAAAAGGCCGCATAAGCGACCTATAAGTAGTTTGAAATTTAAAGTGTGTTTACTGTTCTTTTGTATCAGCCTGACGTTTCATCATACCGACAACATATTTTTGTTGTACGGTTTCACCAGACTTGTTTGCTGCAATCTGATCGCGCAGAAACTGCAACTCTGGTGCGCCTTTGCCATATTTTTCTTCAGCTCTAATCAGCCTTCGTTCCAAGGATTGCGTCATAGCCATCCCTTCCTATTACGTTAGTTTCATTATGCGTAACTATAGCAGTACTTATATCGGTGTTTTGACGCATTAAGTCAATAATAATGTCATCATAAATTTCTTCAATCTCATCTAACTTAGCTGCCTTTTCTGCTGCTGACATTGCATTCCAGGCATCTGCGCCCATGTCAAACTCTGGTATATATTGAAACCTAATACCAGTTAATCCGGCAATAGCTTCTTCGTTCATACCAGCTTGTCTGCTAGGCTGATCTGCTACTCTTGCATCTGTGATAAATGTAAATCCATCAACGTTGTATTTCGTCAGCTCGTCAGACAGATCTCTTGCATAGTCTGCATCTTGTCTATTTCTAAAATATATTTCTACACCAGGACGGCTATCAGCTGTACGTTCTGGCACAATCTTAGAAATAAATGCCGCATCTTGGTCAGCATCTTTTGCGACCTCAACCATACGCTTAGTAACACCGCTTGGGTCAAAGTTTTCGCGCACAACGAATTCAGCATTAAAAGCACGTTCATCTGACTGCATAAAACGTCCGTATGTATTATTTACCTGATACATCACAACGCTTTGATCTTGTTTAGCTGGCTCGCCTAAACGTGCTGCTACGTTAGCTTGCTCAACATTTGTCGGTCTTGCGCCAGGACGCTCAACACTAATGCCTAGAACATATCTTGCTACTGGTGCAGCTGCTGCGTTCACTTCTTCTTGCGCTGCAAGTTTTGCCGCTGTGTCAGCTTCTTGCGCTTGTTTAACTCTAGCAGCGTATTGCTCATCCGTTTCTTTTTTAAGTTTATTAGGTGGCTTGAATTTTTTATTTAGTATCTCGCGGTTATTTTTAATGGCACTTTGATCAGCTGCGCCAGCTAATGATGCTTCAAAATCTAAGGATCCACCTTCACCAGCTTTTGATGTCCAGCCTTTGTTTGTCCATATTTCTTTTTCTAAGAACCACAGAACAGCTTGCAAATCATCTGCACCCATTTCGCCAATATCAGGCGCTACGTTTTTAATAAAACCTTTTTTATTAATTTCATCTACCGCATCTTGGATTACACGTTGTCCAAAACCGAATTCAGCACCTACTTTAGGATCTGCTAGTGTACTTCCCACCATGTGTTTACCGCTTACGCCTTTTTCTACGGGTGGCGGCAATCGTTTTTGACCAGACATTCTGCGTAGAAAACGCGCTGCCCATACATCAACAGTTGCTGCATTTGTGTAACCTATAAGGTTACCAGTAAAGTTTGGCGTTTTTGGTGAGCCTTTGGCAGATCTAAATAAATCTAAAAGCGCTCGTGTAGAGGCTGGGCTGTTTGCATTAAACAGAGATCCACTTGCTTTGGTTATTAGCTTGAATGGACTGTTTGGATCGTTGTGCATTTGCCCTAACTTAATAGGGCTTGTATCACCTTTCGCTAACATCTCTTCATACATGCGTATTTCGTTATCAAACTCGCCACGAGAAAACCTACGCATAATCTCAACAGCGTTATCAAAGTTTTGCGTTACGCCTGTTTGCGCTGATGTTGTTCCTAGCAAATCAGCAAACAAATCTCCTAGACCACCAAACTCCTGGCGCATACGAGCACGCATGGCTCGATACCAGTTAGCTTGTTCTATTATTGCTTTTGCAGCTGGATCCCCTTGTGCCGCTCGATTAGCAAGGTTTTTAATCTCATTAACAGTTTTACGTTTAATTGTATTTTGCCATTTTATCGGATCGACATTTTCTGGCGGTATATGAAAGTTATACGGAACTTCTTTGTATGTAACTTCGACTTTGTCTTTTTTCTGCTTAACGTTGGCTACTTCCATGCCTTCTTGCAACCAGCCATCTTTTGCTGGGTAATTATTTTTTTGTGCTGCTACTTGCGATTGCACTGCTGTAGAAGTTTGCTCATCAGGAAAAGCTGTGTTGATAATGTTTTTTTCTGGCTCTCTTACAAGCTTGCCAATCATGCTAATCATTCGATTAGTAACAGGCGTTATAGGGTTGCTAAAAAGAGTGTTACCCTCTTCTGCTATTCTTAGATCGGCAGCTTCGCCAGCTTGCGTTAATGTAGACCGTAATATCGGTATGCTTTTCTTAATAGCTTTGCCGACAACCATACCAACGCCAGTAGCTTCTGCTATGCCAGCTAATACAAGTAATGCACCGAATGATCGATCTGCTACGCTACCACTGTTGACACCTTGTTTAAATAACCGCGCACCCTCTTGGATATCCATAACGCCAGCTGTTACAAAATCACCTACACCGATACCAAATGTTGTTTCGTCACCAAAAAACATGCCAGACAATGATCTAGATTCGTTTTTTATACGTGGCCTTTGTGCTTCTAACTGTCTTTGTATATTATCTTCTGTAAAGCCTTGCGCTCGTAAATCTTCAGCTAAGCTATCTTCAGCAAGCTCAATAAGGTACTGCGTAAGTTCTACTCTGCCAGTTTCTCTTATTGTCGGATCGTACTCACCGAGGACAGATCCACCATTTCGTAAAATATTTTCTATTTCTTGTTCTGATAACGGCTCCGTGCGAAAAACTTCGTTAGGCATGTTATCTTGCGCTTCATTGCCAAATACTGCTGCTGTAACTTCTGGAGAATATCCAGCTGCCAACAAATCTTGCGTTGTTGCTACACCTCTTGTATTTAAAAAATCAGCATACTCCATTGCGCTTTCTATAGATGCGCCTGGAGTATCCATAGGTTGATCTGTGTTTTCTTGCATGGTTGGCTGGGCTGGTGCATCGGTTTGTAGATTTGCAACCATATTAGCTGGAGCGTCTTTAAATGGTAACATTGGTTCTGCTACACGTTCTAGCGCATTGGCTGGTGCATCTTGAAATGGCAGAATTGGTTGGTTTTCTTGTACTCTTTCAAGTGCGTTTTGTGGCGCATCTTTAAATGGTATTACTGGCTCTTCACCGACCTTAATGTATCCACCGTTTTCCATTTGAGCCAACACATCATTTCTATTTGTGTTTGGGTTAAATCGTCTGGGAGAATGCGGAAAGCTTTGCATACCAAGGTTAGCTTGTTTGATTTCAAAGGCATCGATGTACTTGCCCATTTCATCATCGACGCTGTAATTATTGAGATCGCTCATTCAAAAAACCCTCTAACGACAAACGTGTTTAACCTGCCTTGCAAATAAATGTACCTTCCCTCTACTAATCTTTGGGTTTCTGCTGGTAGGCTTAAAAACTTTTCCTCTAAGTCTGCCATAGGATTTGCGCTTGTGCTTGAGATTGAGCCAGCAAAATTAACGTTAGCGTTTACTTCTTCTAAAAAGTTACCGAACAACGGAAGCAAAGCTCTTTTTACGTTTTGTTTTTCAACGTTCAGTAATTCATCTGCTTTCGCTATTATTGAGTTATAATCTGTAAGCTCGCTCCCTTCTTCAAAAACCAACCTTCGCAGTTGTGCAATCACAGAATTTGTACTTTGCATGGACACACGTTCTTCGCCTGTCATTTGATCTTTATCAACAAAATTCAGTTCAGCTTTAACAAACGCAATAACGTCATTTAATGCTGTTCTAGTTTCTGCTTCTTGATCTGTGTTAATCTGTTCAAAGTCACCAGCAAACTTAACGTAAGTATCTCGCGTTAAACGATATGAATTGTCTTCTAAATATTTTGTATCTGCGTCATCACCGATTACTAACATACTTAATTTATCAACAACGTTTGGATCATCTACTGATGAAAAGAAACTGTTTGTTTGTAAAATTTTTGTTTCTAAGTCTTGTTGTTCTGAAAGAGACAGCTGATTGTTTGCAGTCAAAAAATCTAACAGCATATCTTGAAATTGCTCGCCACCGATAGTGCCATCATTTTGACTTACATCTGCAAGTTTTGCTTTAAAAGTATCTGTAAATATAAGATCGTATTTTTTTTCGAGCTCTGCTACGTTTTGCCTTCTGCCATTTGTAAGATCTGCTGAGAAAGCTAGTAACTTTAGATTTGTAAACTGATCCTTAATTAAATCATCAGTTTCTTTTATTTGTTTTGCTAAATACGTTTCAAACTTATTTGCTTTGGTCAAAGTTGCTGCCAGTGCAGATCTGGCTTCGTTTCTATCTACGCTGCCTAATACAATCTTTGTCCAATCGCTGTTTGGCAGCTCAAGCTCTTTTATTCTTTGATCTCGTTTTGCAAGTTCAGCCTCATCCTCAACACCAGTATATTCATCTAAAATATCCAGGTAGACTTTAAGACCGTAAACATAATCTGGATTATTAGCAGCATAGCCATCAACAACGTTTTTCATTATGTCGTTTATTGTGTCTCTTCCAAGCGCCTCGATAAGCTGTGGAGCCATGTAACCTGATTTAACAGATTGGTTCAGCATTGCTCCTATCTCAGCAGACTCTTCGTTGAATAACGTAAAATCAACAAATGGATTAGAATACTTATCTATGTATTGCTGGTTTCGTGACTCTATAGATGCCTTTGCTCGTGCCTCTATCGCTGTGTCTAGTTTGTCTTTTAACTGAAACCGTAAAGATATTTCATTTTGCGTAAACTGCTGATCAAAGTATGCAAGCTCTGCATCTGTTTGCGTAACCTTGCCACGCATTTCTGCTTTTATTTTTGCAACGGCATCGAACCAGCGACCAGTTTTGTTATCCATATTGATAATATCAAACGGATTTTTATCGTTTTCTAGTTGATCAACAAGCGATAACAAACCTTCTTTTGCACCGAATATAGCCTCGTTACGCTTTGTTTCATTAATCATTTTCTGACGTTGAACAGCGTATTCATTAACTTGTTGCAGCGCAGCATTAAAAACGTTTGCCTTGCCCTCTATGGCATTAACAAGAGGTTGTGCTCGCATTCTCGCAGTCATAGGTCTGCCAGGTGCTTCCGTAGTCATTTGCACGTTAGATCTAAAGCGAGGTATTCTCATGTTATGCTATTCCAAATGCGTTGCGATTTTCGTATCCAAATCGAGCCGCTTGACCAAAGCTCTGTATCATACTTGCCGTACCAGCAGACTTAGCAGCAGCAGCCTGATAGCCACCTTCCATGCGCGATAACTTAGCGCGTAGTCGTGCATCTTCTTTGGCGTCTTCCATTTGCATAATGCGGTTCGAAACGTTGAAATCTTCTTTTGCCTGAACAACTTCAAACTCCCTGGCAAACTGTCTAGATACACTCATAGGAGTGCCTCTTGAAACATCGATGCCAGCGCCAGCGTATTGATTTACAACAGTGCCAAGAACCTCTGTGCTAAATCGATATCGAGCCTCTTGCTCATCTAACGCTCGCACACGCCTGGTTACTTCGATTTGTTTATCTATTAAACCAACGTTACGCTCTTCCATTTGAGCGTTAAATTCACCAACTGCCCTATGTGCAGCAGCTGCGTCATCACCAGCTTTTTTCTGTCTTACACCGCTGGATATGCCTAATGCTAATGTCGCTAATTCAAAAAACATATATTACCTATCATACATCGTGTGTGTTCATGCGCGGATAAAGCGCTAATACTGTCATTGGCAGTGGCTGGGTTTGCTGCACGTAAATGCGGTCACCTTCCTCAAAACCACCCGGAAATTCTATTTCTTTGTCTCCAGTAAAGAGCGGCACAGCGGTATCCATGTCCATGCTGCTATCGCGGAAAAATATTCTATCTGCATTGTCCGCGTCTGTGCCAACCTCTGCACCAACCGTTTCGTGAAAGCGCAGTGTTACATCATGGATCCGTTTTGGTTTGCCCTGACTTGTGCCATCGCTCGATCCTGATTCAATGCGTAGCGTTTGCATTTTGCTCGTATAACTTAGACCCACCGCACCGCTGGTAATTGCAAAGTCTAACGCAATCGCGCCTGACGATACTGTTTTGTCGGGATGTGTTGCACCATTTGCCAGCACTGATGTTGCTGCCCCTTCCAGATGAAATAATCCTGACAGGCTTGTTGTAGAACTGCCCGAATATGCCAGCCCACTATCTACAAAAAACGCAGCCGTTGTATCGCTGCCGAAATCAAATGTTTTCATCACTTCGACGTATTGTTTCGTCTGTCCGTTTATCGTTCGTTTGACGATCATATACAGCTCATCCTCACCACTATCAGTTGGCAGTGAGATAATGCTTTCTACTTGCGCCTGACCGCTACCAAACGCACCGCCAATGACATGCTTGTGCCAGGCTACAATCTCTTCCTCGCGTCTATACGTTAGACCCAGCAAAGTACCGTCATTGCGCCTTGCCCACACGATGCTCTCAGGCTCTTGCTGGAAGGCAAACTCTTTTATGCCACCTTCGGTCAAATGCTCGGCTAAGACCGTTATGTCAGGCGCTGTATAGCCGCCTACGTCTACTTCACCGACATATTTAAACTCACGCACCTTACGTGCTCCGCGCTGGGCAAAGAGCGTGACATCTGCCACCTGAACAACTTCTGCATTGACGCAACCGTAGTTGCTGTATTTACGAATAACAGTAGAAGTTGGCGTGACCGGGCTACCGTTTGTTGTCGTAAGCACGTATTCGCCACCAGACGTACCAATATTGAGAATCCTGGTAGCAGATAGATACCTAATTGCGTTTACCTTGTTCGATGCAATGGTGTAAATCAATGCATCGTTATCGCCAGTGCCTGTTGTAAAATTCGTATAGTCTGCGTTTTTGCTAAAGAACAACGTTTGCGGATTATTGTTTGTTGCTGCAAAGACAAGCCGTTGTTCAAAAAATGTTACAACGCTCGGATGATTATCTGTACCAACCAGGCTAGGCGTTGTGTTTTCCGTAAAGCTTGGAGTTGCAAACGTCCAGTTGTTGTGATCGGATCTTGTGAGCGTTCGTACTGCGTGTGAGGGATGCACGAGGTACATAACATCTGCTGATTGTGCAAACCTGACATCATTTATCTGCGCTGACGTATAGGGCGTTGCTTTTTCGTATATTTTATCAACGGTTACCCCAGACCCTGTGTAGGTTGTGAAATTTGTTGTGTTTATGGCAACACCAAATAAATCCGTTAGCGTAAATGTGTTGGTTGTTTTATTTGCAACGAGATAGTTTCTGGACGTTAGTTCGGTCATATTACCGCCACTGTTTGACAGAAAAACCTCATCGCCATTACTTAGACCATGCGAGTTAGCTGTTAAAACACCCGGACTTGCTTTTGATATTGCCGTGACCGATGCTGCACTGCCAGTAAGCACTTGCAGACCGTTGCGAAAAACGCGCATGTATTGATCGCCAAACTCCAGCGCATAAGTGTCTGACGTTTTGAACTCAAACGGTATTAGCCTTGTGACGTTTGAACTATTTTTAACTTCGCCTAAAAACTCTGTACCCGGCCGCCTGGTAACACCGCCATGCGGCTGCACAATCATATTTGTTAGATCTGCCAGACCTTCACGATATTTTTCAATCGTAACTCTTCCCTCCAGACGCGGAGATATTTCCCCGGCTGTAAAGGTAGACAGTGCTGGTGCAGATCGCGCCATTTATGTTCTCGCTTGTAAAAAGTCACTGGCCTCGATCTTCTGAGGCGCACCTTCGGTTGCATCTACAAATTTTGCAGAGCGTAATTTATCTGAGTATTCTGCTGCCATAATCTGTTTTACTGTATTGCTTCCAGTGATTGCATAGGCCAGCTCAAACGCCAGGGCTGCTGCAAGCGTTTCTACAAGCCCAGCGTCATATTCTTGCGGATCTGTCACACGGCCGATGTAGCGTATTTTTGCAATACCCTCATCTGTCACAAGCTTACGACCTTCAATTACAAAAACAGGGCCACCCGAGTTGCTCGTCATATTGTCATAGGGAAACGTCAGCGTACCGTTACTAAACTCCAACACGCGCAAGCAGAACGGATCTGTTGGCAGTGCAAATTGATTTGCATAGTCAAATGCCGGGCTATCGCTTTCTTTGGCAAGCTCAACCCTTTTGATCAGACAGTTCCACGGATGCTGTCGAAAGACCATGTCACGCACTGAATCATACCTTTGATTAACCAGTCGCGCTGGCTTGCTGTTTTCATCAAACGTAGAGATGTTGTTCGCACCCAGCGAGTTTAGCGCAAAGTTTGCAATGTCTACAGTAGAAGTCATGTGTTAATCCCATAAAAAAAGGGGGGCGCTTTCGCGCCCCTCTAATTAATCAACCACGTATTTTATGGTTAGCTCAATAGTACCAGTGCCAGCAGCACCGCCCATTGTCACTGTGATTGCAACACCATTACCGTTGGTATCTGTCTCTGTGCCTGAGCCTAGAGCCAGTGTTGCCAGGATGTCTACCTTTTGCGCTGACGTAGATGCAGCCGCTGCTTTATACGCTGCTGCTGACGCGCTAACCGCGCTACCAGCTGCATTTGTATGTGCAGCAAACCCTACAGACAAGGTTGTAGATGAACCCATTGCATCATGTGCAAGTGATCCCTCTAGCAATCTTGCGCCATCGGGCAAGATAAACATCTCGATAACATCACCAGATGCAAGTGAGGATGCCTCAAAAGTGCCGTGAGCCACACGGATACGACCGCCCAGCTCATTAGCTTTGTTCATCACGGCTGGTGTTGCTCGTGAATTAGTTCGTTGTGTCGAAAAAACTGTTGCCATTGATTAATCTCCTTATGACTCAGTGCAAGCAATTTCGACTACCTTCACCTCTTCCATGCGTGTAGCACCAAGAGTTTGACAGTAGTAAACTTGCGTTGCGTAGGATTTATCGGCACGTTCATCGATCTTAGCCATAGGCTCTTTGCCTACTGCCATTTTCACACCGTCTTGAGCAAAGCAGATAACCTGGCGGTTACTGTCGCTGTCCTGTGTCAAACGATTGGATGTGATAAAATTAAATCCCATAAAAGAATTTATTTCACCTTGTGCCAACGCTTTGACGGTGTTGAAGTCGGATGACTTGACCTCTGTTGTGTTCAACAAGTCAGAGACTTGTTTTGGTGAAACAACGATTGTGCGCGGTATTGATGGATCTACAGATGCAGCATCCAGCGTTTCTTTTGCGCTCAATAGTTTTGCCACAGTCAGACCAGCTGATCCATGCGCGATTTTCTGACCTGATGGTAGTGCCGTTGATGTACTACCGTCCTTGCCAGTTTGCGCTGTACCAAGTGCCGCTGCAATGATCTCATCGTCCATTGCCCGACCCATCGCAGCAGCTGCCGCTCTGCCATAGGTTGATGTCGGATCAATAAGCAAACGAACTTTATCTTGCTCATCGATCAGGTCAGCCCATTCATAGTCAGACATGGTTACCATGCGTCTGGTATGTGGTGTTTCAACCAGTGGTGTATCGGCATGGCGGCTGGTTTTCTTTACCGCTGCTGATGACCCTACCTGGTCAAAGAAAGCTTTCTCGCCATTCACGCTTTCCACATCTACTGCATCACGCAGCAGCGATCCCATTTGCTGACTAAGCATCTGGATATTCGCGGAAAACTGATTGACAAAAGCTGTAGTTATTTGAGTAGACATACGTCTCTCCTTTACAGTTTCAGTTTCAATTTAGGATTGCTGCGCTTGGTTATCTCTTGCGAGGCCACGCTTACTGCTTAAGGCAGTCACTCTGCATGTCACACATGCTTGGCGTGTGGGTCTTTCGATTATCCACGTATCACGATGCTGCTTGAAAAAGTTCTTGGACTTTCTGCACATAGGCATCATGTTCTGGGTGCGTGGCATCCGTGTACGGAGTGCCAGGACGCATTATTTCTTTAAGTTCCTGATTGGCTTGCTCTGGTGTCATAATAAGCTCTGACGTTTCCCCGACAAGGTTGTCTTCGCCCATTTGCTCACCGAGTGCTGCAAACATTTTTATGATCTCTGGATGATCGCCAAGTTGCCGACCATCTGCCATCGTTTCTGTAAAAAACTCGTTTTCTTCTATATTGCCGAGCAATGTATTTGCTGCTGACTGCGCCAGCTTAATACGTTGATCTGTCGCTTGCCCCCACTCTTCGCGTAGGCTTGCAACACCTTCATCGAAGGCTGCTTCGGCTCTGGCTTCTGCGTCTTGCTCCATCGCAGCATTTTCGTTCATAAAATACGCTGCAATCTTGTCAAATTGCTTTGGCGATAGACCAGCCTCAAACACAGCCTGTCTAAAACTGTTTGCCTGTTCATCGCTTAGAACATTTGCAAAATCTGCAACATAGGCAGCGGTGTCTTGCGGCCGTCCTGTTTCGGCATAAAAGTTTGTCCACTGCTCATCCGTCCAGCTTTCCTGTGGCTTGCCGATGTTTTCTGCGCCAATCATTGACCGCGCATGGACATATGATTTTGCCAACGACCCGGCGTCTGTAAAGTTTTTTAAACTGGGATTGCTTCGCAAATCTTCTGGTAGGCTATCTAAAAAATTAACTGGTGCTGCGCTTTCTGCGACAGCTTCCGTTGCGACTTCTTGAGATCCAGTGTCTTGGGTTGCCTCTTCGCTCATTCGGGTTCCTTCCCTTCGGTCAGCATACGGACAATCAGCAGCACTGCTGCGCGCTGACCTTCATTAAATGCACTATTGTATGGATTGTCCGAATACGTGGTTGTCTCAAAGCCGAACCGTGCCTTGAGGTCACTAAGTACGATCTCGCCATCGTCCGTATTAAATGTTTTACGATAGGCGAGCTTTAAATCTTCTACTTTCATTACTCTAGGTTTTCTACTGGTACACTACCAGCCGCCTTGATAAATGGCGCTATTTTGTTTGCAGCTTCAGCGCTTTGCATCTGCTCTTGCACTGCCTGTTGTTGTTGTGCTGCCTCTGCCTGTTGCTGTCGCAGTTCGGCAACTTCATCATTACCGCGTATAACTCTGGCTGGTAGCCCAGCGGTCTCTACGAGGTACTGCACCATCTTATCACCGTCCAAGTAGTCGGTAACTGGTGCTACCTGGCTGACTTGCAGCAATATCTCAAACCCACGGAGCATGGCTTGTAGATCTGTAAGTTTTTGCGCTTTCGCTAGGGGGCTAACGTATTCAATATCAATGTCCTGACCTTGTAGCTCCTCAGGTGCTGGTGGGAGGAGGCCAGACCTGAGAAGCAATGCAAAGGAACGCGATATAAGAGGCTGGAGCAATTCAGCTTGCATCCGTCCTAAAACAGGGCCAAGCAACCTCATTTTTTCTTCGTTTCTCTGCAACACTTCTGTCGCTGTCATATTCTGACCCTGACCCAAAAGCAGCTGGTCTACATAGAATGCTTGACGTATTGCACCACGCCTTTGCTCTTCCATGTTCAGCCCTAGTGGGTTGTTGGCTCCGATTTGCAGCGGCTCAAGTCTATCTCTCGTTCCTGATCTGAAAAAGTTTAGTGCGCCCGGTGAGGTGCGTACTGTACCTAAAAAACCATCGTCTGGAACCATCAATGGTGGATCGATTTGTTTTTGTGCAGCCTTTATTGTTGTCTCCGACATTTTGTTGAGCATCTTAACGTCAGGCAGTGCGGTCATTGCCGGACTACGCCCATAGGTACTAACGCTATCTTTTACAAAACGCGGTGACATAAACGGCATTTCGTCAAAGCCACTTTCACTAAGCAGCTCACGACTTTCTGCCATATAATATACAGACGCTACTGGTTTATTTTTTGCAAATGCACCAGTAGCTTCTGCACGGGGAAAAACAGCATGGATTAGCTCATGTTCTTTATACGGATCGTTATCAACATCTTTTTCTACAATCTTCGGCATTGTCGCGTCAGGAAACTGCATTTTAATAGATCGCGCGGTTAGTTTGAACTTTCGATAGATCGTATCAACACGGCCTTGCCCATCTTCTGATATATATATTTCTGCAATGTGCCGACACGCAAACCTTAGTCCGTCTGCGTCCATATCAACAAAAAAGCTGCCAGTGCCAAAAACCACCAGGTCATAATACAGCTCGTGTATTTCCTGTTGAAAATTACTTCTATTAAAGTGCTGATACATCTGATCGGTTGATATTTCCAACCATTCATTTGCTGCATCGTCTCGTTGCAATGCCGGGTTGCGATACCGCATGGAAAACCACGGAGTGCTAGGGCTTGTTAGCATACCATGCAAGCTCGATGCCAACAGCTCTACGGCATGTATTGCCGTACCATCGAATATAAGTTCTGTTCTTTTATCACCTTGCGTCCGTTTTTTGACAATGTCAGCTTTTCTGGGCAGCATAAAATCAGCTAGTTGCTGCCAGTGCTGTTCCCAGTTACTGCGCTGATTCTGTAGCGTTTTATAGCGCCTGTCTAATTGTGCAACGAGAGGTGTAACTTCAGCCATTAAGACATTCCATAACTATTCATTATTGTGCGTTTCGGACGAAGTTTCGGATCACGCACACCACTGAGCGCCCTTCCTTGCGTACGTCCGGCCATTTTCTGCTGCGCTCTTTCCAGCGGATCAACAGTCATCTGCCCCATCATTTGCGCTGGCTGTGCAGCAGTGCCACCCATAATACCAGCAACGTTGGTGAGCTTTTTTTTATTACTTAACAACATATCAAGCGCCTATCAGAGTTCTGCGTCTGCGAAACAAATCTGCCTCTTCATCCTCATCGGTCAACAAACCCTGAGGCGTTGTTTTAATATTAGACAATGTACCTTTGGTCATCATGCTGATCGCATCATCTTCTGCCTCACCAACAGATGTGGTCAACGCAGATGCCTGGTTTTGTTCCTGACCAGCCGCTGTCGCAACAGATGTTGCCGTATTATCAAAGTAGTTTGAAATATTATCTGTATTATCAAATGTTTGATTAGATATATTTTCTACATTCGTAAGCGCTGTATTTGTGGTTTCGTCTAACGTAGTAGGGTTTGTATTTGTTTCTGTATTTTGTGTTACGTTTGTAACTTCTTCCGTTGGCTTAGTTTCCGTTGTGTCATTATTTTTACTACGATCTCTGCGCTTATCACGCCTACGCTTCATATCAGCTAATGCTTGTTGTGATGCTGCTTTACGTCCAGGCAAACGAGAATAATAATCTGCGTCTTTTCGTTTTACGCCAGTGTCCATTAAAACGTCATCGACTATTTTTCTGCCACGACTTTTGTTTGTTCCTGGCGGTCTAGCACCTGGACTTTTGCGATTACGAAAACTCTCTCGCAATCGTTTAAAAAAATTACGCATACTTATCTCCTACGCTGCAAACGGATTATAACCGTTGTCAGCATCCCTTTGAGCTGGACGTAAATTGTCCGACACAGCCCTAATACCCACCGCCAAATACCGATAAGCATCCGCGCTATGCGAACTCCAATCATGTACAGGGGTGTTCCTAAAAGAACGTAAACGCTCATTATAAGCCCGGTGATACTGCCTAAGAGCCTCAAGACCAGGCTTGCACAACTCTGCATCAAACCAGCAACGAGGGAGTAACATTTTCGCAGCATGGATCCCATCCTCTAACGGCAATTTCGGAACAACCCTAAAATTAATCCCCAGGTCATAAGCAGCCTCTCGCCTACTCTTCCCAGTACTTAATTCTCTCACCTCGATGTCGTGCGGTGCATGATGCATCGAATATAAATATTCTTTTTGTTGCAGCACCTTTGCATAATGCGGCAAGCCCTCTCCTCTATTCTCATAATAATCGATTACATGCACAGCTCGCCCAACTTGCTGTACAAACCAGATCACCGTGCTATCGCCCACACCCAGATCCCAAAAAGTTTCTACCCTTACAGATGGATCATACGGAACTGAAGTTATGCGCCCCATCTCATGGAGCTCTTGTAACTCTTTTCCATAAACAGCACCGGGTACATTCGCTACCCAGCTACACTCATACTCCTGTGCATACTGGTCAGGGCTCATCATACTCGATGCAGCCTCTAACTCCTCATCATCCAGTATTCCTGTTTCACTTGCCTTGAATAAAGCCGTGTGCCAATCGCCTTGCCTCTCAGCAGCATCATACAATTCATAAAACGCATTGTGACCCCTTGGCGTACCAATAAACAACGCCCATCCCTTACGATCACTTAGCGCTGGCCTGATGATCTCCGGAAATAAACTCTCCGGCATATCAGCCATCTCATCCAAACAAGTACCGTCCTGGTATATCCCACGCAGACTATCAGGGTTCTCAGCACCCAACAGCTGTATCCTAGCGCCATTCGGTAAGTCACACCGCAATTCAGTCTCGTGAAACCTCACCATCGGTATCGCTCCAGCGAACTGCTTCAGATAATCCCAAGCAACCGCCTTCGCCTGACGATATGTCGGTGCAATGTAACTAAACCTTGGATTAGGCTTGTCACACAATATAGCAGCCCTTAACAAGTGATTGATCGCCATCACTGTCTTGCCAAACCTACGGTGGCATACAACTACACCCCAGCGTTTCTTAGCTAACGCCTGGTGCAATTGGTTTTGCAGAGGTCTTGGTGAATAAGGTATCTCGATGTGCATGTGTGTCAGTGTCTTGTGTAGGTGTATTACATGTATAGAAGTAGCGCCCACTTTTTCGGGGGGTGGGGGTCTGCCCCTAGCAAAATTATAGGGTCATCGGGTGTGCAACCCGACTACATTACTTGTAATTACAATAGGTTAGCTATGCCGCATCACAAATGCATCACAAACAACAGGCATATCAAAAACAAAATCAAATCTTGGAGGGTATGCTTGCCTTGTACGCGCGACCCCTGTCACAGCCTATGCACTACACACACAAATCAGCTAGCTTCCGCAGTGACATCACCACCTGACCACGTCAATGTTATCTGTCCAGTCTGTTGCTTATCCTCTGCCTTGTCACGTAACCCCAGTGGCTGCATCTGACGTATGTGCTTGTCCATATGATCAGCCTGTAGCCTACGCCTCTGTACCTCTGCCATAGCCAGCTTTGGATCATCAGGTAAGGCTGCTTCCACCAAGTCTAGTATTTGATCACGCATGACTTCGCATTGAAGAGATCGAGCATTACGATATTGTGTGTATGCATCCTCATCTTCCTGGACATAACGCAGTATTGTACGCCAAGAAGGTAAGTGATCGTTCTCGTTACAAATGCGAGTAAGGCTTACACCTTCCGCTATTGCTTCGCAGATGATGACCATTTGCTCTTTTGTTACATTACGTTTTGGCATTGTGTACCTAAAAAAAAAGACCTGACTAGACTGGTTTTACAGTTTGAGACAGCATAAGCGCCAGTTGATTATGAATCTAGCCAGGTAAGTTAGTTGTTGAGGTATGGAATATACAGGCATTCCAGTTGTCGTGCTGACAGCTCGAACCGTTTTCTCGCGACAAGATATGGAGGGAGCTGCCAGCGTTTGACATTGATCAAACAATATCTGTCCAATCATATCATATCACATACTATATTTCGTGCATCCATACAAGCAATAGTTTTTTTTAACTAAAATACTCTGCAAGGATTTCGTCATCAGTATACTTTAGCTTTGCCCATAGTCTAACTAGTGCATCCTGGTAGCGTCGTTTGATCTGTCTGCCATCACGCAAACCATGCATACGTGCAAGCTTCTGCCATTGCGCGCCTCGCTCACGAAAGGCAGCGCTATGGCTAACAGCCCACACCATCTTGCGATCATCTGCGTTCATGTGCTCGATACCAAGGATAAGAGCTCTGTCATATTGTGTTACTTGCTTGGGAGACGGTGCTGGATGTTTGGGCTTGAATTCAGAGTAACCATATGCACTCCACTGCTGTGCATACTCAGGCCATGACCCTAACTTTTGTTTTCGTATTGCTGGTGGGAGCGCACGCTCTGTTTCTGCTGCCTCAAAAAACATATCTGACAGCTGTGCTACGTCAGGGTTATCCACAAGGTTTGCTCCGAAAAAAATATGATTGCCTATATACACTTAGTGTAATCACTTAGTGATAACTCTTTGTGTGTTTGTCGCGTTTGCAAATGAGCTATATGGATGCTCATTTACAACGCTGTGTAAACTCTTAGTGTAATCACTTAGTGTATACTGTGTTGCGACTGCGTCGATTATAAGAACGTGATTCAAAACAGGTCAATCCCCTATTTTTCCACAAACGTCTAACTTGCTATTTGACGTACGTCTTCGTGTATTTACGTATAAGTTTTTTTTATTCTGCTTCGCCCGGTTGCTCTTAATCTGCTGCAATGTGGCTAGTGTGTGATCAAAATCATCATCGTCCATCCGCATCATAAACGTAATAATTTTTGATACGTTTCGTGTAGTCTCAGACATTTGTTATCCCCTTCGCTTCGTCCTCTGCCAGGCGTATAACCCAGCTTAACTTTAGTAATTCATCGCCCATGTCTTCAGTCACAGCGCCACTAAACAACACCTTGTTGTATTTGTTTTCCACAGCCTCACTTGGCCTTACTGACCAGGTAGCATCGCCATCCTTCACACTAACCGTGAACAGCATATGCCCCACTGTGACTTGGCGGTTCATCATTCAGTACCGCATCTTCGAGCAAGCTTACCTTGCCTGACCCACCGCACACCTCACATGGAACCATCTGGACGTACTCACCGTTGTTGAATTCCGTAGGCCAATGCACGTAGTAAGTCATTTCTCTTTCTCCGTAGCCTCGACAACGTGAACACCTGACCAGTATCACATCGTCATCAGGCATCACTTTACCTTTAGCTTTACCAATGGCGTCAAGAACGCTGTAACGTCCTCGATGCTCTTACACAAAGCCCAAGCAAAACCAGCCTCTATAATCTGATCTCGCATACGCCTCTGGTTTTCGTTCATTACACCGCGCTTCGCTTTGAGCTCGATAAAGATTGCTTCGTTGTTGCCGCTCTTGGTTGCAGTAGAAGGACAAAACAATTCCAGGTCAGGCCAGCCATACTTCGTACCCATTTTCTTTAGCCTGTTAATGTAGTTGATATGTCTACGCCCCTCGTTTGGACTGTGGTGGTAAACACACCCATCAGGCAGCGCTACATCAAGCCAGGAAGCAACCTGGCGCTGTAGATCGTCCTCAGTCACGACGCAGATAGAAGTCATTTGGCATCACTGCGCTATTTGTTTTTATGACAATGCGCTCCATAAATTCTTGATTAGGTATAAGCCTTGATTTATCATCAAAACTTAAACACCAGCGACGAGCCACTGCTGCATGACTTGCACCTAGCTGCCTTGCCAGTTCTGAATAGCTCCAGTTATTTTGCTTTCTATAATCGTCAAGTGTCATAGCAATCCTTACTGCAAGAATTGTAAAAAACTTGACTTAGATTTACAAGCCAATTAATTGTAGTATCGATTTGACCATTTGCGACAAGGTAAGATATTATGCAAGCAACCATTTACAACTTGTTTAGAGAAGTAGCTATTATGCCAAATAATCTCGACGCAATCATCCGCGCCAGCGGCATGAATAAAAAGCAAGTTGCGAAAGCAGCTGGCATGACCCCAGAAACACTTAGCCGACATATTCATGGCAAAGTACAAATGACGTTAGAGAATGCTGAGAGGTATGCAGAGATCCTTGGTGTATCTGTTCAAAAGATAATGTTTGTTAATCCACCAACGCCCATCGTTGGAGAAGCAATTTTACAAGCAGACGATATTATTGTTAGAAATTTTCTAACTAAGTGGACGCGAGGTGTGCAAATCAGATCTTATTTAGGCGATGATATATGCGCTGTTAAATATACAGCAGAGCCTGGTTATAAAGGTTATTGGTACGAATATACAGATGCTCTTTGTTTTTATCTAAAGAAACCAATACTAGAACATTTTGTTGATAGAGGTTGTGTGCAAAACTCAAGCTTAGTCATGCTAGAAGATGAAATTAAGCTACCTAATCAAGAGCCAACGCGACTACTTGCTGGCGTGGTATACCCAGAGCCAGGTAACCTTTATACCATAGACAGTCCTAAAAATGGTATAAACCTACGAGGACTGAAACTTGTATGGGGTACACCATATATATCTGCATTGTTTAGACCAGATCTGCGTGGCGTTACTTATGTTGACATCGAATGTGAACACTCTGACTGTAAGGAATGCAACAATTCTTACAGCAATTCTTGACCGATAGTATCCAACTCTATATTCTTTTTCTTACGCATTATAAAATCAATTCTTGACATCGTTTTTACAAGCTGATTATTTAATCGTGCGACAAGAAATGGAGTGACTGATGTTTGACATCCCACAATGGGCTGTTCGACATGACTACTTTCACCATTCTAACCCTCGTTCGGGAGACAGGGCTAAGAAGTTATTTGAGAAAGTGCATGTTAGACCAGCCCTAAAAAAAGCGTTTGATACGCTAAAAGATATTGAGGCACATGAAACCGATTTAGCTAATGCTAGGCTCACGATTGATATCTTTAAGAACAATCGTGGGTCAGCTAAAATGGCTGCTGGTAGAGCTGTGCAAGATGGTACTGATTTATGCCTAATCCCTGATGGAGAATTTGGACAGACACTGAGCTTGCAAGAAGCGCAGCTGATAGCCAAAGAAAACCTAACAGCATACATACCTAAGAACTACGACCAAACGGTTGAGGCAAACGATAAAGAGCAACTAGAGAAATGCCTGGAAGAAATAGATGCCGTTGTAGAGAACGCTGTGTTCGGCCTTAGAGAAGCTATGGCGCGTGACAATAGGTACATTGGTGAGATCGAGCTTCTTGAGGCGCTCCCAGGCAACGTTCTACCACACAACACACTGCCAGACTACGGACGTAGAGGTGATCTAAAAACCAAATGGTCTGGATCTCCGTATTTTAATAAAAAAGGTGAACGTACTTGGAAAACTGGATACCTACCAAAAACCCTCTCTGGAATGTGGGATATGAACAACGTCTACCAGGCAGCTGGCTTCTATGCTCTTAACGGTAAACAACCACCGTTCTTGGTCTATGCAAATGCTTCTGACTACCGTGTGTTTGATCAAACTAATTCACCAGAGCTTACGCCTGATTTTCTAGATGACGTAGTGCGAGACATATCAATACAGCACAAGGTAACAGAGAACATACTGCGTGCAGCTGAAACAAAAGAAGAGCTGCTTGGCTTGGTATCACCAGATTGGGAACATTTTTTTTGGAAGAGTAGCAGTCCAGCGTATATCCGCGAGGCTAAGAAATTATGGGGGATGGAGTGAGCAACAAAGACGCAATAGCTGCACTAGCAAAAGCGCAGTCACAAATGAAAACACCGCACAAGGATGCAACTAATCCGCACTTCAGAAACAGATATGCAAGTCTGAAGTCATGTATCAAAGCAATAAAGCCAGCTCTTAATGACAATGGGTTTGCACTTATCCAGGCTGCTGGCAAAGATGACCAAGGTCACTACATACAGACTACCTTTGAGCATACCAGCGGTGGTTTGTTTAGCAGTAAGTTTTATATGGAGCCGGAAAAGAAAGGTATGCAAGGGCTAGGATCGGCTGCTACCTACGCCAAGCGCTATGGCTTGCTAGGGCTTGCTGGCATTGAGCCTGACGAGGATGCTGACGATGATGGTAATGCAGCAGATGAAAAACCAGCTACGCCTAAACCAAAACCACAGCAAAAGAAACCTGATCCAGAAGCAACTCACGATGCAGCTGTACGTGAGGAGCAAAACAGTGCGTCTACTTCACCGCAACAACTTAAAGAAATGATAGAGAATAAGATTAAGTTAGCTTCAGCTACATGGCAGTTAAAAGAAATGACAAAAAAACACGGCAAGGATTTTAACACCATAAAGCAACACGATGCAAAAATGGGTGCTGAACTAAACGCATACTTTAAAACAAGATTTGAACAACTGAACACTGGGGAAAGATAATGAAAATTGATAAAAGCATACCAGTACCACCAGGCAACGGAAATGGTAGAAGTGGTAAATACTCTGAAACTGCAAGACAAATGGAAATAGGCGATAGCGTTGGTGGGTTAGATATAAAAAATAGATTAGGATTAATTAATGCTTTGAAAAGCGCATACCAAAGAAAAGAATTCGTAGTAGTAAATGCTAATCGTAGAAGAGAATTTAGGGTTATGAACAAAGTTTATCGTTCTATGATTCAAGATGATGGAACTTACAGAGTTTGGAGAGTTGATATGCCGACAAAGTATGCAGAGTTTAAAATTGAACAAATACAAGATTATCACATGCAGAAAACAGGAAACGAAAAATAATGCCACATTTTGGAAAGAGTAACCACCAATTCAGAACAAGCTTAGATAGTACAAAACAATATCGTATTACTGCTTGGCTAAGTTTTAAACAAACCTGGAATGATGCAGAAAAAAGGTTTGAAAGAAACACACCAGAAGAAATAAGTGTGTGTCGTAAGTTGTATGAACAGCTCGCGCAGCATCCCGGTCTACAGTTGCAGCTTAACATTGATGAAAGAATACGTGACGTAGACGATGTTAAACAATTTCCACGAGCTGCTATTGTAAATTTATATGTGAGCAACATGCAAAAACCAGAGTATCAACAGCCAACAGCTGCTGTAGAAACGTCATTAGATCTAGATGATGAAATACCTTTTGGTAATGATGCTGATGATGAATTCGTGGGGTTTGAGTGATGACAGACAAACATCTACTTAGCGTTAAAGACGCTGCACAATTTCTGTTTGGTGATTACGACAGAACGCATCAAGATCGCACCAGGCGATTAATAAATCAGCTTAAAGTTAAACAAATTGTTATAGGTAAAAGAACATTTGTTGTTAAAAATGAGTTAGCTGACAAGCTGGAGATTAACTTGTCAGCTGAACCTAGCGATAAGGTAGTGCAACTAAAAGATCGCGGATAGCTTATCTACAGCAGCTGCATTGTCAGCGTCTGACTCTAACCAGTGACCGTATATGCCTTGTGTAACACGGATGTCGCTGTGACCCATATATGTTTTTACACGCCACAGATCGTCAGGGTACGCTTGGAGAAGCTTAGATGCATAGTAGTGTCTAAGCTCATGCCAAGTAATAGGTGCAACACCAGCGCGTCTACAAGCGTCCTTGATGCGCTTTAGATACTTCGCTGATGTAACTGGGTGATTAAACTCTGTGCCAAAGACAAGCGTGTCAGGATCGTTTGGTCTACCTTGCTGTATGTACAGCTCTTTGAGTTGTGCAAGTACATCGCGTGTTAGCGGTATTGTACGCAACCCGGAGTAAGTTTTAGGATCTTTAACATTAGTAGTTTTGTGTTCGATAGCGCGATCAACAACCACCTTGCCACCGTCTAGATCTACTTGCCCCCAAGTCATTGCGCGTTGCTCGCCCTGACGCACACCAGTAGTTGATGCAAACCTGGCAAAGAACTGCCATCGAGGACACAGCTGAGATATAATGCTGTTGATGACATCAGTTGCAATGCGCTGCGCTTTAGTCTCGCCAGCACTGCTTTGTATTTCACCTTTGCGCTTCACACCATCAAATGGATTAGTTTCTCTACAACCCTCAATGATAGCGTAGTTGATCATCATGCCTATTGAGCCACAAATGTTTGTGACAGTTTTGACTTTGCGACCAACTTTAAGCTGATCCATAATCTGGTGTGCGACCATACCCTTTGTAAGATTTGCAACACGCATGTCAGCAACGGACATACCATCGACAACGCAATCTAAAAAACACTCTACGTGTCTAACTTTTTCCTGGTGGTAACTTTTTGATTGCTCGCCAGCACGATATTCTTTTTCAACTTGTGCAATGTAATTTTTTCCAAGCTCGTAGAATGACCACTTCCAGGCATCACTAGATTTATTAGTGTCTGATGTTTCTTTCACAAGTGCATCGATAGCAGCTTGTGCTTGCTCACGTGTTTGATAAAATTGTTGTGATCCGTTCTGTAATTCAGATCGCGTATCGACACACCAAGAAGCCCAACCTTTTTTTGCTCTTGATGCGTATCTTTTAGGTGAAACTTGTAACATAATAATCTCCATATTCTTGTCGCTTTATATGAAGAATATATGATTTTATTGGCTAAATTACAAGCGTTACCCGCGACCCCCCCTAACCTTTTTGTGATGCAGCTTGTGATGCGAGCACCCCCAAAAGCGGTTAAGTTATTGATTTATATAGGAAAGTAGTGGCGCGGTTGACGGGGCTCGAACCTGACAAATAGCTGTTTACATTGCATTTTTCTACAGTTTTTGCGCCATCTTGCACCACTTCGCGCATAGGTGTGCATAGGCGTGTGTGATGGAATTGTGATGCTGCATCACAAATTACGAATCAAAATCAGGCTCTGGTCTAGGCTTTGGTTTAGGCATACTAGACACTCGATGTGTCTGTTCACACTTCATAAGTATCACACCATAACGCGCTTGCATAACGTCACGCAAATCTGTCTCCATAACAGCCACACAATCATCGTAACTTTCAAACATTATGATGTGTTGGTATGCGTTGTCTTGGATGCCGTAGGTCAGCCACAAGATCGTCCAGAACTTTATCATGTTTTCTTGTTAGCGTTTATGCGTGAGATCCGTTTGCCTTTGCGAACTGCATCAGCCTTTGAGCTCGCGCCCCAATCACGCAACGCCATAAGCAGAGGTGTCGGCTTGCCATCTTTTTTTTCTGCGCCAGCCATCTTACCCATTCTTTGTAAGAAGGCAGCTCGTCTACCACTGTTGCCAGATTTTTCTGGTGATCTTGCCATAGAAACTACGCTGTTTTCTTTTTAGGTTTCTTGGCAGTCTTTGCAGCATCTTTAAAATTTTGTGCTGTAGGCGCACCAGCAGATCCTACCTTACGCATCTTTTCGCCAGAACCAGCTGCAATGCGTTTGCGTTTTTTATGAATGTTTTCGTATAGACCTGGCATCAGGCGCTCCTTCCGTAGTTGCTCATTATGTTTTTCTTTTTAGTCGGCTTCTTTTTAAGCGCAGCAAAATCAGCACCAGTTATTTCATCCATTGGTGCAGCAGCTGATGCAATCTTCATTTGCTTTGGCGAAAGCTTTTTAGTCATTTTCATTCCCGGCATTACTTTCCCTTTCCGTAATTTGACATAATATTTTTTTTCTTAGGTTTACTGTGAGTAAGCACCTGACTGCTTTTAGAATGCTTGGCTCCAGTGTGCAGTGTACCGTCAGGCATTTTATGCGTTGCGCCTTTGTACAGTTTGCCGGACGGTAAATAGTGAGGTTTACCAGCTGCCATTAGTACCCACCCTTACCGTACCCTGACATGATTGTTTTCTTAGGCTTTGGTTTCTTTTTCATAGTCAGCTCCTTTATTGTAACCACTTGTAAATTTTCTTAGTTTCTTTTTCTCGATGCTTCAGACCGTTGTAACCACCGTTGATACGCTTAGTCAGACGCTTGATTGTGTCATCGTTTACGCCCTCGTCACAAATATCCCACAGCTTGTTACGCTTAAAAAACCAGATGGCACTTTCCATTGGATAGTCAGTTGCAACCAAGTCAGGGTTTGTCATTACATCTGGTAAGTTCATGTCAGCTGCAAACTGTGAATAGTTGTTCTTGCCAGTACACTGTAGGAAGCCCCTACCGCGCCATAAATAACCTTGCCCCTCGTTGCCCATACGATCCCCATAAACAACGTCAGCAAGCGCCTGAGGGTTTCTAGCGCAGCTCTCAGCATCACGCTCAGTCTTGAAGTATTTACCAAACACTTTCAGTATAGCTTCGGTTGAATAATTTAGGTTTTCTTGTGTGTACTTAAACGTGCCTGACTCATGTACAAGCTGACCTAAGAAGTGAGCGCCGCGCTCTGCATTGAGAACGTAATGATTAGTAATAGCTTTAGCAGTCATCGGCCCAAACGCACCATCAGGATTTGCCCCGATCTTTGTTTGCAACGCCTTCAGTGCATCACTCATTGTTCTTCTCCACTGGTTTCATTCCCCATTGCCGGGTGTAACCAAACTCCTCATAGGCAGCTGCCCATCTGTTTTCAGTAAAAGTTGCAAATGAAATGAGCTTGTCAGTATCTGCGTACAGCTGATCGACCCACTCTGTGTTGTCTGCTACTTGCTTTTCCAAGTGCTCTATTCTGTGTGCTTGTTTGCTTACCCACCACACGCCAGCAACAATCTGAGCCACCATAGCTATCACAAGCGCCAATGGTACTTTGAGATCGCTCATTTCTTAACTCCGTAATATTTGCTCACGGCTCGATTACCAAACCAGAAAGACATAATAGCTGCGAACAGCCCTTGTGTTTCTGGCGTCCACATCAATGGGATCGCATCTTGCCAGTTGCCACCCTCGTTTATGACCTTCATCATAACGACTACTTGAACGGCAACGAATAAACCAAAAAAAGCATAAGTAATAACAGGCCTGACACTACCTCGTAATGCGTTGACAAAGCCCCCAGCATCGATGGCATCATGTTTATATAATCCTTCGGTTTCTTTTATTTCTGCTTG